AAGAAAAATTGGTCGCTCTCATCGAAGAGCAAAAAAAGATCATCAGCGACTATCAGGCCAAAAACGAAGAGCTGATGAAGGGCAAAATCGGGAAGCCCGATCTGGACGAGTACGAGCGGAAATTCAACGACCGGTTGGACGAGATCAGCCGGGCCGTTGCTGAACTCAAAGCCCCCCGTCCGGAGATGAGGGGCGACGACCCCAAGTCAGAAACGAAGGCGTTTTTCTCTGGCCTCCGGAAGTCCCTGTTGGGACGGCCGCTCGACGAAATCGAAAAGAAGGCGATGACCGTTGGAGATGCGACGACCGGGGGATACCTGGCCCCGGCGGAGTTCGTCAACGACATCATCAAATTCGATGTCCTTTATTCTCCGATCCGCAGCGTTGCCAAGGTTCGGACGACCAGCCGTCGGTCGATCCAGATCCCGAAAAAAACGGCCAGCGCTTCGGCCGCCTGGGTGTCGGAAATTGGGACCCGGTCGGAAACAACCAATCCCAAAGTCGGAATGGAAAACGTTCCGACGCACGAGATGTACGCGTTGGCCAAGGTTTCCCGGCAAGACCTTGAGGATGTCGAGTTCGATCTTCAGGGATTTTTGGCGGAGGAATTCGGCGAACGGTTCGGCGTGCTTGAGGGTACGGCGTTCATCACCGGCGACGCCGTCAACAAACCCGAGGGCATCCTGACCAACTCTAGCGTTGGCGGATTCACGGGCGAGACCACGTCGGGCGTGATCGTGGCCGATGATCTGGTCAGCGTCTATTACTCCTTAGCGGAGCGGTACGCCGGTCAGGCAACCTGGCTGTGGAAACGCTCCTCAACCCTGGCTATCTCGCTGCTCAAAAATACGGTGACCGGCGACTACCTGTGGAAGCCCGGCCTCCAGAACCAGGGAACCCCGAACGTGTTGGGTCGCCCCTACATCGAATGCCCCGACATGCCGGCTGAGGGCAAGAGCGCCAAGGCGGTTGCGTTCGGCGATTTCCGCGCCGGGTATCTGATCGTCGATCGACTGGCGACTGAGATCCTCGTTGACCCGTACTCCTCCAAATCGCTGGGCATGATCGAGGTGAGCGCCCGGAAGCGGGTCGGCGGCCAGGTCGTCCTCCCCGAAGCCATCAAAATCTACACGCTCAAGTCGTAAGGAGTAAGGCCATGAAAGATATTTATCACGATCTTTTGGTCGTCAAAACCATCGACCCGGTCCTGGGAAAAACCACACAGACCGGGGCGGCCGTGGATCTTCAGGGATTCGAGGGGGCGTTGATGGCCGCGCATGTCGGCCAGAGCGGCGACACCCTGAGCGGGTCCGTCTACGTGACAGTGTCGTTCCAAGAGTCGGACACGACGACCTCTGCAGATTTCGCGAATGTTGCGGCCGCCGATCTGTTGGGCGGAGCCAACGACGTCATCATCGACGACGAGACCGAGGACGAGATCATCGTCACTCGCGGATATCTGGGATCCAAGCGGTACGTCCGAATTCTCGTGACCTACACGGGTACGCATACCAATGGCGCGCCGATTTCGGCGGTCGTCATCAAGGGCTTTCCCCGGCACGCTCCGGTTGCGTAGGGACAACCTACTGTAATGCTTTCCAGCGGGCGGGCGGTTCGGAGGTTATCCGGCCGCCCGTCCGTCTCTCAATCCCGGGAGGTCATCCGGCATGATCCCCCGCAGGAGGTCAATGTGATTATTAGATTCAACGGCCCCGAGACGATCTACGTTGATGGCGTCCACCCGATTGATTTCCGCGCTGGTCAGGAGGCGGAGTTGCCGGAGCGGATCGCGGCAGTACTGTTAACGGAGGGCCGGGCGTCATTGCCGGCGGCGGCAAAGGCCAACCTGATCGGCGCTCCCGAAAACAAAACCTCGATAGTGGGGGAGGAACGGGCTGCTCCCGGACGGCGTCACTTCCGGAAGGCGAAGCGGTAATGGCAACAGACACGACGATTGCGCTGGTGACCCTGGCTGATGTCCGGGCAATGGTTGGCAAAGAGAGCACGGACACGGCCGATGATCCGATTCTCGAAATGATGATTGACGGCGTATCGGCGCGGTTTAATTCGCACGTTGGCCGGCGGCTGCTGGAGCAGACGGAGACAACGGCATATCTGGACGGCAATGGACGTGACACGCTGTTGCTCCCCAGATATCCCCTCGTGACAATTGAGGCGGTCACGGAGAACGGAGCGGTGCTGACGGAGGGAGAATACCGTCTCTATTCTGACCGGGGCGCACTGGTGAGGCTGGGCGGGGGGCGGTGGGCGCGGGGGCGAAAAAACATAGTCTTGTCCTCGTATAAGGCCGGCTGGCCATTGGCCGGAATTCCGAAGGACCTGAAATATGCGGCGCTGGTACAGATCGCCGCGGATTATCAGGAGTATCGGACAAAATCCTGGGGCGAAATATCGCGGTCATTTTCCGACGGCAGCATCACGCGCCGGGAGACCGGAGCATTTTTGGAGCAGGTTCGGGCGGTGCTTGATCGGTATCGCGATGTCAGGGTGTGAGTAATGGACAGCCTGAAGTTTGAGCGAGACATCACGCTCGCGCTGAAGAAAACGGAAATCGTGAAAAACATTCCGAGGGCGGCGCGAAAAATTGCGACGCGATGGGCGGCGGAGTCGGTCGAAATTTTAAAAAGATCGGCAGCCTCACTCCAACGCAGCGGCAAGGGCCGTCATTCGGCGAACCTGTCCAAAAACATTGCTATGGAAACGAGGCTGGCGGGAGAGGATTTGCATGTGGCTGTTGGGACCGGCGTCGGTCCGGCTAAAAACGTGATTTACGCTCGCATCCAGGACGAGGGCGGAACGATCCGGAAAAAGGACAAACGGCTGACGATTCCCTTGGGAGATACGAAGGGGATAATCGCGAATTTCCCGGATGGGTTTTTCGTCGAGTCCGCCGCCGGGAACGTGCTGTACTGCCAGCGAGTGGGAAAGCGGGGCAAGCTGAAACCGTTGTTTGTGTTGAAGGATGAGGTAACGCTTCCGCCGACGTATTGGTTCAGCGGTCCGATGAGGAGACAGCGTGAGGATTTAGATCGACTCCTGGAGCCTGACTATTTATTCATGCAGGCCGAGGTCATGGCGACGGGACAAGGCGGCAACGGGGGATAATCGCAATGGGTTCGCCGACAACACCAACCGAGCTTGCCATCCGGGATCGGATCGTAACTGTGCTCGCGTCCATTACCGCCGGTGCTGACTACTGGTACACCCCCGCTAAAGTGATGGGGCGATTCGTCCATTGGCGCGAATATCAGGGCGCGTTCCCGCTGTACATGGTCACGATCGGCTCCGGCGGAACACGGGAATCCAATTCCCGGAATAACGTCGATGAGACATTTTATCTTTCGATCAAGGGTTTCGTTAAAGACGATGCCGACACGACGGCGCGAATCCTCCGGTGTTGGCAGGATATCCGCATTGCCCTGGCTCGGGAGATGGAGTCACCGTTGCCGGTCGCTCTCCCGTCCCTAGGTGCGTTTCTCCTGTCGATCCCGGAGCCGCCGGAAACAGACGACGGCTATATGGCGATAGAGGGCGGACTCGGATTTTTCGATGTCCGCGTGGAAATCCACTACAACGACACGCTCGGATATGTTTGATTCGGGCGGGGAGGTAAGGATGGCAAAGGCTACTAACACGTTAACGCAGACGCAGACGGCCTGCCCGTCACCCGCTCTCGGAGAAGGGAAGCGGAAGCCGCAGCGGTTCCGCTGGACCGGAATCACCGGGTTTTGGTCGGCGGGGCAACTGCTCCTCGAACAAGGAAAAATTTATGACATCAATCGCGTCGACGCTGAGGTGCTTTCGACCTGGATTTCGTCCGGGGCGGCGGCGGTGATCGACGACGAAAAGGAGAGGTAACTATTATGGCAACACCTACCGGACCTCAATTAAGCAACAAGGCCGCCGGACTGAAAAAAGCGACGACCTGGGGAACCGCCGTTGCGCTTGGGGCGAGCGACGAGGTTCTTTTCAAAAAAATTTCGGGGCTGAAATCCAAACGGAAATACGTCCCCGGAGATCACGCCGATTCTCCGTTCCGGCCGGCGGGCGTGTTCACGGATTTTGAGCCGGTCGACCTCGGAATCAGCGGAGACCTCAGCTACGAGCTCGGGGCGTTGGGTCGACACCTGGCGTTGCTGATGGGCACGGCTGGAGCGCCGACGAAACAAGGAGCGACGACCGCCTATAAGCACGTGCTCAAATGGGCCGATTACGGCGCCGGCTTCTACACGTTCGCGGCGGAACTCCCCGGTAAAATCTATGAGGTTCCGAGCGTCGTTCCGACGGAGTTTTTGCTTAAGGTCGAAAACGGCGTCATCACGTTCGACGCGAAGGGCCGGGGCGATGTCTGCAAGGACGACTCCGCCGTCAACGCCGCCGCACAAATAGACGCCCTGACGCCGGCGGCCTTCGTCCCCATGATTTTCAAGGAGGGGGCATTTTACCTGAACGGGGCTGACGAGGCGGTTGATGTGCTGACCACAACACCGCTTGTGACTACCGGATTCGACGTCGCCATCAAGCGGTCGGTCGATGGCGAACACGCGGCCGGAAGCGCCTCCATCATCAAACCGGAGGAGAACGATTTTCCGGCGGTCTCGCTCAAATTGCAGTTTCCCCGATTTGCGACCGCGAATGCCGGCTTCTTGGCAAAGCACGCGGCCGGGACTCCGCAAAAAGCAGCCGTGCAATTTACGAGTCCGCTTGAGGCGGGAACGGGGTTCTATTACAGCCTCACGATTTATTTCCCACGTTTGGTTATTACCGACGCCGATCCGTCCCTCGATAAAATTATTAAGCACGGGTTGGAACTCGTCGCTGAACAGGCGGCCTCGATACCGACGGGCATGGCCTCCGCCCGCCCCTACATCGAGATTATAAACAAACAAGAAACGGACTACTTGGCATGAGTGAAATCAAACACATCGAGCCGATGACGGGGTGGATCTCGTTGCACCTGGCGGCGCCGGCCGTGATTGATCCGCCGCTGTTGCGGGTGCGACTTCGCCCCCTGACCGCGATTGATTTGATGGACTCGTACTCGGAGCGGCTCTCGCAAATTACACTGGGATCGGCCCTGGCCGCGATCGCGGAATGGGATCTGACCGACGGCGGGAAACCGCTGCCGTGTACGGATGAGGCCAAACGGGTGCACCTGGATTTTCTCCGCGTGCTGCTGTCGACGCGGGTTGAGCGGCGCATCGGCCCCTCGGGTTCCGAGGAGGCGCCGGCCGTTGCCAGTCCTCGATTCGTCGCAACGGAAATCCAGATCATCGCCCGGGAGCCGGAGAACTTTTTAAAAAACTGATCCACTACCTGGCGCTTTGCGTCGACTATCGACGGGCGCTTCTTCCGGCTGAGAGGCACCAGCACCAGGTAGGAGAGGACACGAGCCGATGCCCCAATTGCGCGGTCAACGCGGCGGCGGCGGAGATGAGCGCGTTTGAGACGGCCGCATTGGGCTGGTATCTGGCCCATGCTACGGGTTGGGCGGAGCGGGCCGGAATCACGGCGCGGGAGTTTGAGCGGCTCCGCCTTCGCGGCCGGGCGCGGGAAATATTTATCCGGGCTATGAATCTGATTGAGAAAAATTTTGTGATCCGCCGTGACGACGAGATAGAGATAGAGGTCGAATAAATGTCTGACATCAAATACGCCATCAGCGTCGATTCGGCCGGGGCCGTATCGCAAATCAAGGATTTCGAAAAATCGCTAGACGGGTCCGGAGAGACGGCGGACGCGGCGAAACCGAAATTCTCTGGACTGTGGAAAGAAATTCTGGGGGCGAATTTCGTCTACGACATGGCGAAAAACGCTGGCCGTGCGTTTGTGCAAATGGTCCAACAGTCGATCGGGAACGCGGTTGAGGATCAACAGACGCAGCATGAGCTAGCCGAATCCATCCGCCAGACCGGCCGGAGCTATGAGATCGTAGGGCCGCAGCTGGAAGCGTTCGCGGCGAAGATGGAGCAATCGACACTCTACACCGACGAACAGGTCCGGAAGGCGTCGACGCTGATGGTCCAGATGACGGACCTTGACGCCAACGGAATTCAACGAGCGGTTAAGGGCAGCGCCGGGTTGGCGGCGGTCATGGGTGTGGATCTGGAATCAGCCGCACGGCTCGTGATGAAAGCGATGGAGGGGAACTACGGCGCCTTGAGCCGGTATGGAATCAAGGTCGATGAGAACTTAACGGCCGAACAGAAACAAGCCGCGCTATTGGATCAGCTGGAAAAAATGTACGGCCGGGCCGAATCAGCGACACAGTCATATGCCGGCCAGCTCACGCAATTAAAAAAGGCCTGGGAGAATACGAAAGAGGAGATCGGCCGCGTCGTCCTCAATACGAATATTCTACAGGCGTCAACGGGGATTCTCACTGGTGCGCTCGAACAATTACAGACGGTGATTAAGGGTGTCCGGGGACAGCTCCGAGAATTGGCGGAAGCGAAACACGCGGAGATGGTTGCCGATGCCGCCGCGTATGAGAGCCTCACAAAAATGGCTGACGCGATCGGCTGGTCTCATGCGAAGCTCTACCTCCTGACTCAGCAGTATAACCTAAACTACGCACAACTCCGGGAGTGGATTCAGGGGAACATGTTCGGCGTTGCGGCCGCTGATGCGTTGGCGGAAGCGGAAGGGCGGCTGACCTCGGCGAAGGTCCAATACACCAACACGCTGAAAGAGCTTGGAATTCCTACGATCAGGGAAGAGACGAAAGCGGAGGAGGAGCGGCAACGGAAATTGGCCGACTTGAGGCTGGCCTTGGACGACGGAAAGGTCAGCCAGGAGCAGTACGCGAAGGGCGTTGAGGAGCTCACGAAAAAAGAGAAAACGAAAGCGAAGGCGATAGAACATACGGCGGCGCAAATCCGGGCGCTGGCGGTGGCTAAACAGCAGGCGAAGAGGGCAACGGAGGAGTTGTTGCGGCCGGGGAACGAGTTAATCGCACAGCAGAAGGAATACCAAAAGACTCTCGACGGCCTCGGCCAACTAGAACTCGACCGATCCAACGATCAAATTCCGGCAACGTGCGACGCGCTGGATGAGGAGGCGGTGACGTATCTGGGGGTTGCCGATGCCGTGAAACAGCTGGCCGATTACTCTAACGCCCTGACGCCGCCGGAAATCAAAACCTGGCAGGACTGGGGGACGGACGTTCAGGGAATTATTCAAAACACGTTCAGCGCACTGAATAGTTTGATCTCCGGGCTCGGTTCGATTAATCGGCAATCCCTCAGCACGACGATGGATAATCTCAGCCAGGAGTATCAGGCGCGGTTGAAATTTATCGAGTCGACCATCACGGACGAAACGTTGAAAGCGGAGGCTATCGCCGCGCTGGACGCGGAGTTCGAGAAGAAAAAACTGGACGCCAAGCGGGAGGCGGCGCGGAAGCAAAAGGCCCTGGATGTCGCACAGGCTGTCAGCGGAGTTGCGCAGGCGATTATTTCGGCGCTTCAGGTCAAACCATTTTTCCCGTTGGGCTTGGCGATGGCCGCGATTGCGGCGGCGATGGGGGCGGCTCAAATCGCACAGATCCAACAGCAGCCGATTCCGTTGGCGACGGGAGCGGTGTTCGCGGAACCGACGGAACTTCTGGCCGGGGGGCGGCGATATGTTGCCGGAGAGTCCGGCCTGGAGGTCATGGCGACGGAGGCGACGTTACGGCGGCTGATCCGGGAGGAGATGCGGGGCGGCGGCGGCTCGGGCGCGGGGACGCAGGGGCGCCCGATTGCGCTCACGGTCCCGATTTATCTGGGGACAAAAAAAATCGGAGAGGAAATTATTGCAATTGTCCAGGACGGCGTTGACCTCGGGCGGCTGGCAATTCGCAGCCGGAACGTCCGGCCGAATTACTAAGGGCATGCGGAGCGGATAGCAATGCAGAATACACGGATCGTCGCCAAGAGTTTATGGCGGGACGGAACGCTGATTTCGCGGTCGACCGAAAACCCGCAATTCCCAGCCGAATCGACACAGGACGATGATACAACCTTGGCTTGGCGGAGCCGAAGCGGAAGCGGAACCGGCAACGGGCTATTTCGGACGGCGGTGAGCCTTGGGGGCAATCTCATCGCGGGCGCGGATTGCGAGTCGACCGCCCCCTTTACCCCGATATCCGGAGTGACGCTGGATGTTTGGGCCGATGGCCAGGCCGGGAATTGCATCCGGATGACCGGCTCGACCGCCGCGAACCAATATTTTTATCAGACCATCAACCTCGAGGCGAACCGCTGGTACTATGCGACGGTCTATGTGAAGAGCGGAACGAGCGGGTCCGTCACGGCGGAACTTAAAATCGGATCAAGCGTTGCGAGTAAAACAATCACGACCTCGGATGTCTGGCAACAGATATCGTTTTATTTTCTGTCCCAATCCGCCCAAACCGTGCAGGTTCGGTGCGTGCAACAGACGGCCGCCGCCGGGACAATATTTTTTGATACGATCAGCGTTCGGCCGGCGGTGTCGAATCGGTTGATCTGTTTTGATGAGGGCAACGGGCTTCTCGTTGCCACGCTGACGGCCGGCGATTATAACGGTCAAACCCTTGCCGCTCATATCGCCGCGGTGATGTCGGCCGCCGGCGGGGATTACACGTGTACGTATAGCGAGCAGACCGGCAAATTCACCATCGCCCGG